ACTCAGGAGCAGTTCCTCGAGATGTCGGCTGAGGATAGGGCTGCTTGGCTCTGGTGGATGGATTGGCACTACAACAAGGCCATGGACTACCAGATCGAGCCGACTGGCGATCATTGGTCGATCTGGATGATGCTGGCTGGCCGCGGAGCAGGTAAGACACGCACGGCTGCCGAGACTATCGGTCAATGGGCATGGGAAAACCCCAACACCCGCTGGCTGGTGGCGGCGCCCACAAGTTCTGACGTCCGCGGCACATGCTTTGAGGGTGAGTCAGGTCTGTTGTCCGTGATCCCCAAAGAACTGGTTGAACCGGACGGCTACAACAAGAGCCTGCATGAGTTGTATCTCAAGAATGGCTCATTGATCAAAGGCATCTCAGCGAGCGAGCCTGACCGCTTCCGTGGTGCTCAGTGGCACGGCGCATGGTGCGACGAGTTGGCCGCATGGGATTACCTGCAAGAGTCGTGGGACATGATCATGTTCTCGGTGCGGCTGGGTAAGCGCACGAAGGTGATCGTCACCACCACGCCCAAGCCCAAGCCATTGATCATGGATCTGGTTGGCCGCGAGGGGGATGATGTGGTGATCACACGCGCCTCGACGTATTCAAACATCAAGAACTTAGCGCCATCGTTCCAGAAGCAGATTCTCCAGTACGAGGGCACGAACTTAGGAAGGCAGGAAATCCATGCAGAAATCATCGACCCCGAAGAAGGGGGCATTGTTAAGCGCGACTGGTTCCGCCTCTGGCCGGGACACAAGCCCTTCCCCAAGTTCGAGTACATCATCCAGTCTTACGACTGTGCCACTAGCGACAAGACCCACAACGATCCAACTGGCTGCATTACTCTGGGCGTATTCAAGCCCCTCGACGGTGGGATGTGTGTCATGGTCATCGACTGCTGGCAAGACCACCTCACCTACCCCCAACTGCGCCCCAAAGTAATCGACGAGTTCGAAGTCGTCTACGGCGAGGGCAAGGAAAAGAAGCGTGTCGACCTCTTATTGGTGGAGGACAAGTCGGCTGGCATCTCATTGATACAAGACTTGCAACAGGCTGGTCTACCCGTCCACGCATATAACCCCGGCCGCGCCGACAAGATTCAGCGCCTAAGCATCGTGGCCAACATCATCAAGGCTGGCCGTGTGTGGGTGCCTGAGTCTGACCAGCGTAAGGGCTACGTCCGCGCATGGGCTGAGGGCATGGTGAGCCAGATCTGTTCATTCCCCGAAGGGACGGAACACGACGAGTTCGTGGACTGCATCTCACAAGGCCTGCGCTACCTGCGTGACGGCGGCTGGATTACCATCGACTTCCCGCGGGACGACAGCGTAGACAGCGATGACATCGAGGACGCAGAGTTGTACAACATGCGGCACAAAGGGAATCCTTACGCATCGTGATCCAGTTTAACTGGACTGCAAAGTTATCCACAGCCCCAGTTAAACTGGACTCGAGCATTGTGTTTGCCACAGTCATCATGGCTTGGCATAATGCCGAAAACTCCCCGAGGTGCCCATGGCCAAAGATGACTCAATCAACCCTGCGCTCAATTTACAGATGGCACGAGAAGCCGCAGAGCGGGTTGGTCAGCATCATGACCCATTGACGCGGTCACTTCAGCAAGGCTGGGAACATGGCTGGTATCACGGAACAGTCGGTGACATTGGGAAGTTTGACCCAGCTACTCGAGGCGAGGCTACTGGTGCGGCCAGCGCCAAAAAAGGCTACTTCTTTGCGCGTGATCCCAGCACACCCCCTGCGCATATGCTTGCCCATGATCCAGAAAGCGTGGCACTGCTTCAAAAGCTTGGTAAACCTATACCGCCAAACCCTACCATGCAAGGCCATGGTGCTCATACCGCAAGCAGCTATGCAGGCACAGGCGGATCAAGGGAATACAAAGAGGCCATGCGTATGGCCCATGCCGCTGAGAAAGTTGGTAATTGGGATGCTTACGAGAAGTTTATGATGAAGGCTGAAGATGCCGTCACCAATGAAATGAACTATCGGCAAGGATTGGTGGCCAAGCACGGTGATGCCAGAGACGAGATGCTGGAGAAGATCAATAACGCTTGGTATGGCGCTCAAAATGCAGACAAGTTTAAGAACATGTCACAAGCAGATTATGAAGCACACGACAAGCTGCATAAGGAATTGATGCCATACGGTTGGTATACCAGTTATGAAAAACCGCATTTTGAGAATTTAATCAATCAAATCAATTCCGTAACTGGTGAAAAGCATGCCAAGCAAGCCATTGATGCAATTAAAAAGTATCAGGCGGTTCAGGCAGAGCGCAAGGCCTCTGAAGTTGAATCTGGTGCGAACGTCATGCCGGTGGCGTTGCGGTATAAAAACCCGATGTATCACGACTTTCAAGGCAACACATATCGGGATGAAACGTATTCAGACCTGATGGACAAAGCAATGCGTGGCGGGCATGACGCATTGATACTAAANAACACATTTGATCCGGGTGGCTCTATGGGCCAACCAAAGATGGTTGACGTTGGTATTGTGTTTCATCCTAGTCAAATCAGAGGCAAGTTTGCCGCATTTGATCCAACTCGAACCAAAGAATCCGATTTATTGGCTGCTCGTGGCGGCTTGATACATAAAGCCGATGGAGGCAATGTGGAACACTTCAAAAAAGGCGGCAAAGAAAAAGCCCTTCCTCTCCAATTGCCCCGCGCCCAAGCGCTTACCACTCAGCAGATGCAAGAGATTGTTGATCGTATTGCACGTCAACAAACGGGTGAGCACGTTACTTCTGGTAAGCCGGGTGATACCAAAAACCTTGCTGGCCGTTCAATGGCTGAAGCCAAGCGTGTGCAAGGACTTCAGTATGGCTTGACCCCTACCGGCACTGTTACACCCGGNGCTGGNTATNANATGNNNAAGGGCGACATNAATNTNGGTCTGCCCGGNGACACNACNATCTCCAACCANATCTTGGAGCACATCAATGGCTTGCCCATTGGTTCAGAGCAACAAGGCGGCCCACGGTATGGNCATGGTCATTTGCATAANGACGAACCATTCTTCTGGGCNTCTGGTCAAGTGCCAGCGCAGAACTTCCAGAACAAAGTGGATGAGTTAGCCCGCATGACGGGTCAAGANCCTCGAGTGATTGCCCATCACTTGGCCATGGGCCGTGTGGCAAACAACTTTGCCCAACATTTGGCAGATGCCAACATNAAAGCAATTTTGAATTCTTCACCATCACAGCAAAGCCTAGAAATGCTCAACAAGGCAATTGCTGGCGGTTTCTTGCGTAAGAACAAAAAGACTGGCGAAAAAGAGCATATAACTTTCCCTGAGTTTGCTGGTGTGCCCTTTGGCCCAGAGGCTTTGGAGCAGATGAAGAATAACCCCGAACTGCGCAAGTGGTTCAACAACCGAATGAAGACCAGCAATTTGACCAAGCCGTTGGGTTTGCCCAGTGGTTTGGATACGGAATGGGCTGTGACTGAGCCAGCATTACGCAACCTTGAGGTGAGCATGACCGGCCACTCAGTTGGCCAGATGATGCCCGGCAAACCATTGATCCCCGGCGCAGAGCATGAGACATACAGCCATGGCATTCAAGGCCGTGCTTTGGGCGCCGCTCCTGAGTTGGCTCCAGTTGAAGTCGCATTCCCTGATGCAACTCAATACATTCGACAGCACTATCGGCCCGCAGACTTTACCGGCACAATCCAAAAGGTTTACCCGCACCAGATTGTGGATGAACAGCACCTGCAAGAGATGGCCAAGTATTACGACATGCTGCGCAAGACCCGCGGTTTTGCAGATGGAGGCGATGTGAAAGAACCATCAATCGACGAGATGCAAGCCGCTCTGGCCATGAAGAAGCCCGTACATTTAGCCATCGGTGGTCAAGGGCCAAAGAACTGGATGAAAGGCGTTGAAGGCGTGATCAACCCGTTGAAGGGGCCTGAATCACCGCGCTACACCCACATCAATGACGAAGGCCAAGCAGTTGGTGAAAACTACGGTCGCCCAATGAC